CACCAAATGATGGGGATATATGGCAGGATGGAACAGATTTGAAGATTAGAATCGGAGGAGTAACTAAGACATTCACACTCGTATAATTAATCATCTATTAAATATAAAAACAAATGGCTAAGCAAATTCAACCCGTTAATATCTGGGTAAATGGTTCGGTAAAAGTAGCGGAGCAGTTCACGCTTCGCAGTATCAATGATGACTTGGAGACATCCGCGACGTTCTACTATGAACTAAAAGAGGCAGATGTAACTACCCAAGACTCTGAAGGTAATGATGTCACTACACAAGGTTCGGTTATTGCCGTTGGAAATCTTGGGATGGATGGCGAAAGCTATCAAGACTGGGGTAACCAAAGCGGTGTGGATATTAACACATGGGCTTATGATTGGGCGGCAGGGAAGTTGAATTTGACGATTATTTAATATATTTGAAAAAACTTTCATTATGGATTTAGTTACTTTGAAGGCGCAGGCCTACGACATTTTGGCTCAGATTGAATACTTGCAAAAGAAATTACAAGAAACAAATCAAGCCATCGCGGCGCAAATGGAAAAGGACAATGAAGGAGAAAGTAAGCCCACTGCCAGTTAGCTTTAAGGATTTTAGCAAGGAGCCAGTCAAAGCCATTTTATTCATGGCCGTACTCGCTATTGGTTATCTCTACGTTGACAATAAGCTCACGTATAGCGACCAAATAGAGAAGCAAGGGCAAAAGATAGACAAGCTTGAGGCTAAGATAGACATCCTCACGATGCAACTAAAAAAGTCGGATAGCCTACTTGCTGCCGCCGCCTCCAAAATCCTCACTCTCCAAGAATTAGGCAAGATCAAATGAGGTGGCTCATCCTCATATTGCTCTTTTCATCATGCCAGGAAAAGGTAGATGATAGCGACTTTGTCACGGCCTACCTTGAGCGTGATACCATCCTCATCAATAGCCAAGAGCGAACGGAAGCCATGGTTGAGGCATTGAAAAAGGCCGACACAGTGATACTTAAAGAGGAAGAAAGGATAGATAAAAGCCTCGCCATACTTAAGCAAGAGCTAAACGTAGTTAAAGAAACCCCAACTAAGACCAAAGTGGTCTATATCCACGATACTATCGTTATCAAGGAAAAGACCAATTTTTGGGGACGAAAGCGTGTGAGTAGTGATAGCTTTGGTGCCATTGACTCGATAGAATACAATAAACAATAATATGAGACAATTCTTTAGTGAGGACAATGACCGCCTTAGCATGAAAAGGCTTTGTGGGTTCATTTGCGTGGTTATCTTGGTGGTAACTATGTACCATAACTCATTTTATGAGACAGAGCCAAGTGAGGCTTTGGTGTACTCTGTTGCCTCTCTCGCCTTTGGATGCCTTGGTCTCACAAGCGCGGAGAAAATATTTAAGAAAAATGAGAAATAAACTTTTAGTACTTACTTTACTATTCATTGGTTGCAACCCGGTGAAGCAAGTCCTTAGTGATAAGCAAAAGCTTGATGAGGTAGCAAAAGAGGTGGTTAAGATGGGTTATTGCGCGAATGATACGACTATCATTGTCAAAAGCGATACTTTGATAGAGGTGGACACATTAACCATATTAGAGGACAAGCCATTTATTGAGATAATCAATGATACTGTTTTTGTAACCAAGTGGAAAACCAACACCATAACAAAAACCCTAACTATACACGACACCATCAAGGCTGTGGTGGTAGATGGCGCGAGGCTTAAAATATTCCAAGAGGAGAGCAAAGAGTGGGAGAGAAAATACAAGGAGCAAAAAGATATTTCAACGAATCGCTTTTTTTGGATAATAGCATTGTTGTCCCTATTAGGTCTGGGCGTTTTTTTACGTTTAAAACGATTTATATGAAGCTTGCTACGAAAATAAATACAAACGTATATAACCAGGTAGAGATAATCATGAGCAAATATGGCTTGCATGGTCTACCTCTCGCTCATTTTCTATCGCAATGCGCTCATGAGAGCGGTAACTTCCAATTTGTGAGGGAGAATCTCAATTACTCTGCGGATAGCTTGTTGAAGGTTTTCGGGAAATATTTTAAGAACAAAGAAATTGCGGAAGGGTATGCACGAAAACCAGAGGCCATAGCGAATAGGGTCTACGCAGATAGGATGGGCAATGGCAATGAGAAGAGTGGTGATGGGTACAAGTTTAGAGGGAGGGGATATATCCAACTCACGGGCAAGAACAATTACGAGGCCTTTGGTAAGTACATTGGGCAAGACATATTAGGCAACCCAGATAGCGTAGCCACGATCTACCCCTTAGAGAGTGCGTATTGGTTCTTTGAGACACGCAAATTATTCGACATATCAAAAGAGGGAGATAGTGAGGAGATAGTCAAAAGAATAACAAAATTGGTCAATGGAGGCTACCATGGCCTACAAGATAGGATTGATAAGTTCAATTTCTTTAAGGAATTAGTTTAATTGTTGCTTTTTAGTGTTCTTCACCCCTTGTTTCCACAGGGGGTTTTTTTTTGCTATTGATAATCAATAAGTTATAAAAAATGGAAAAAAAAGTATAAAAAATAGTTTGTTATTTGAAAAGTTTAATTAATTTTATGTCACACTAAAAAACAAACAAATGAATCTTATCACAAAAAAATCAGTTTATCAATTAACTGTAAATGAAATTGACGAGTTAATATCTCAATTGGAAGAAGGCATTGATTTTATATTACATGATTTAAATGATATGCCTAAATATTTTAAGTTGTCTCAAGTAATAGGATTTTTGATAGATGTTAGATGTGAAAAATTAGGATTTAAAATTTGATATATGAAAAATAAAGACTTTACCTATCTAATGATTGTCCTCTTAGTATTAACCTTTGGCCTTATTTTGGCTGGAAACCTTAATTTTTGATTTATGGATATAAGACAAACAAGACGCGCATTAAACCTCACTCAAACGCAATTAGCAGACATGACGGGTCTATCCATTGGCACTATCGTGAGAGCTGAGAAGAGTGGCCTTATCACTGCTAAGAATCAACGATTGATAACAAATAAACTAAGTGAATATGCTGCCAATATACGCGCTGCTAATCATCCCAACGATAATCATCACACTGCTCCTATTTTTTAAGGCGCGAGATATGCTTTACAAAAAACCTAATAAGCGTATCTATGTCACCAAAGAGGGCAGGTTTGAAAAGTATCTTATCCCCAAATCGTTCTGGGATGATGTAAATAGGATTGATTTAGCTATTTATAGTATGAGCTACGATGAGCTTGATAGGGTTAGCTTCTTGATAGACCAGTTCTGTGACAAGTACAACCAAATAGCAGACCACCGCGTTTTCCAACATCGAGTAGCGCAAATGCTCACCAACTACCAAACACGCAAAAAAAGGATTTTATCAAATCACATATTTAATCACCAAAACCAATAACAAATGTTGACAACAACACAAAACGCAGGAAGCGCTATCTTCCTTTCCATCACGAATGGGAAACTTGTCAGAAGAGTAGACCTTGGTACAGAAGGGGCAACAGAGCGCACAAACAAGAACGGCAAACAAGTGGCCGAGCTATTCTACACGGGCATGATTGGCCACGTTAAAGACCTATCCATCAAAGAAAATGAGTATGGTAAGTTCTTAATGGTAACCGTGCAAGATGTAGCTAAAGACCAAAAGTACATCCTCGAGATGAACTTCTCCTCTGGTTACACTACCACTTTCCTCAAAACGCTCCCATCCATTGACATCTCGCAAAATGTAGAGATAAGCCCTGCGCTTATTGTAGATGGAGACAAGAAAAAATCTGTTATTTTCCTCAAGCAAGCTGGTGCGCCAATGAAGCACTACTACACAAAAGACAACCCAAAGGGTATGCCTGATCTTGTGAAGGTCAAAATCAAAGGCAAAGAGACCTGGGATGACACGGATAGAATAGAATGGCTGTATAACAAGGCTAAGGCATTGTTTGTAGATGTGCCTTTTTAGTAGCTTCCAATGTGTTGGCGCGAGCATGGTCGGCCCCCTTTTTTAACTTATAACACTAAAAGCAAATGAAAAATTTTAACATCGACCAAGACAAAGGACGTATCGAGTTTATCGATACTCGTTTCTACGCCACACCTAATGGGGGCTATGTCCCATCAGTGACCACGATCCTCGAAGCTTATCCAAAAGATGCCTCCTATTTCAAATGGCTTAAAGAGGTGGGAGGAGATGCCGATGCCATTAGAGATGAGGCCGGTCGTAGGGGTAGCCTTGTGCATGAACTTACAGAAAGGTACGATAGTGGTGAGGAGGTGAGTTATGTAGATGAGTATGGTAGACCAAAGTACAAGATGCTTGAGTGGTCAATGTTCGAGCGATATGTGGACTTTAGCGTGACCCATCAACCCAATATTGAGATGATTGAGCTACACATGGTAAGTAAACAACTTGGATACGCTGGGACTTTGGATAGGATTATGACCATCGATGGGAAAAGGTATCTTGTCGACATCAAGACCTCTGGGAGCATTTACCCATCGTATTGGTTGCAACTCGCAGCCTATCGTAATTTACTCGAGGTACATGGTATTTTTGTAGACTCTGTTGCCATCCTTTGGCTTAATTCAAAAACAAGGACAAGAGGCAAGAAAGGAGACATCCAAGGCATTGGGTGGCAGTTCGTGAGTAAGGATGATACTTATAAAGATTTATGCCTTTTCGATAATACTTTTGAGCTATGGAAAGCTATAAATAACGACATCAAGCCAAAAGAATTTTCTTATCAATTAAAGCATAAGAAATGACCATAATAACCCACTCTATTAGTCAATACATACAAAAAAACCTAATGCGTAAAAATGCGCATTGGGCCTTGAGAGATGGTAAATGGTTCTTTGAGGTATTCCCTGGGGTTTGGTTCCACGAGGAAAGCTTTGATGATTTTTACCCTAAATATGAGTACAAAGCAAACCCAAGGAGTAGCGATAACCCAGATAAAAGTTACATTTTATGACCCTACGAGACTACCAAATAAGAATAAGCGACCAAGCGGTAGAGATACTAAAAGAGCATGGATTGGTCTACTTGGCCATGGAGCCGCGCACTGGCAAGACTCTTACCTCAATAGTCACAGCTTATAAGTTTGGGGCAAAAAACGTGCTATTTGTTACCAAAAAGAAAGCCATTGATGATATTGTACAACAAGCTAATGACCTTGGTTATCAAATTCGCCTATTTGTTATCAACTACGAGCAACTCCATAAGGTAGATGGTGACTTTGACCTTGTTATCTGTGATGAGGCTCATAGCATTGGCGCCTTTCCCATAAAAAGCAATAGGTGCGATGAGCTAAAGAGGATTTGTGAGGGGAAAAAGATTATCTACCTCTCAGGCACCCCATCACCAGAGTCCTATTCCCAGCTTTACCATCAGTTCTTTATATCCTCATTCTCACCCTTTAAAAAGTGGCCTACATTCTATAAGTGGGCGCATGAGTTTGTGGCGATCAAGAAAGTGATGATAAATGGGCAGTCTTTTAATGACTACAAGAACGCAGACCATCAAAAGGTGAGGGAACATTGCGCTCATCTATTCATATCGTTCACGCAAGAACAAGCTGGCTTTAGCTCATTTGTAGATGAGGAAATACATTATGTTAAGATGATGGATAGCACCTATCGCCTTGCCAATAGGCTCAAAATCGACAAAGTAGTTACCAATGGTCAAGGTGATAGCATTGTATGTGAGACGGCGGTTAAGCTTATGCAAAAGATGCACCAGATATATAGTGGGACGGTGATAATTGATGAGCCGCAGCGAGAGAGTAGGCTTATAGACGAGAGCAAAATAACCTACATTCAAGAGCGGTTCAAAGGCCTTAAAAAGTACGCTATTTTCTACAAGTTCAAGCAAGAGGGGCTTGCGCTCATGACCAGACTCGATGGGGACATCTACCTTAACGCTATGGACTTTGAGAAGGCGAGTAGTGGCGTGTTCATCTCGCAAATAGTGTCTGGTCGTGAGGGCATCAACCTTCAAAGCGCGGAGGCTCTTATCATGTACAATATAGACTTCTCAGCCACATCCTATTGGCAAACAAGGGCAAGAATACAAACAAGAGACAAGGTAGGAGATTGTAAGGTGCATTGGATTTTTAGCGTAAATGGGATTGAGGATAAGATACATAAGGCGGTGAGTGATAAGCGCGACTATACCCTTCAATACTTTAAAAAGGAGTTTCTGTGATAACCATTAATAGTTTATCTGGTGGCAAAACAAGCTCTTATATGGCAGTTCATTATCCTGCCGATTATAACATTTTCGCCTTAGTAATTATTGAAGATGTTAATAGTAAACCAAAAGATATCTCAATTATTAATTATGTATCTAATAAAATAGGCAAAGAGTTTATAGCGACTGCCGAGGATGATAAAACTCTCATAGTATTAAGAGATTTGGAGCAAATGATAGGTAAAGAGATTGTCTGGGTATCTGGTCACACTTTTGAGCAAGTAAATAAAAGAATGACGGGAGGCAAAGGACTACCCAACCAAATGTGGAGGTTTTGCACTACTGAGATGAAAATGAGACCGATTTTTGATTGGTGGTTCAAGAATATTGGCCAAAAAGTTATTATGAACATAGGCATAAGATACGATGAGATGGAAAGGGCAGAAAGGATAAAAAACACTTTTAAGGGTATTGTTGGCAATAGAGGTACTCGCAACAAATGGGAAGAGATAGAATGGAGAGAGGCAGCTTTTCCTTTGGTTACCAATAAGATTATACATCCAAGAGTGGTAAACTGGGCAAATTTAACTAATTTAACTTTCCCATCTGATTCCAATTGTGTAGGTTGTTTTTGGAAAAGCATAAACCAACTACGTAAAAATTGGGAGGATAACCCACAAAAAATGCAATGGTTTGCCGATCAAGAGAATGATAAAAAGAGGTGGAAAAAGGAGATGAGTTACAAGCAAATATTAAATGTTGGCTTACAAATGGACTTTGATTTTGGCGAGGGGGCTGGGTGCCAGGCAGGATTTTGCACAGATTAAAGCTTAAATATGAGGACTCTAAAGACAATTTTTGCCTATTTCTACTTTTTTTGTGTATGTTTACCACTCGCAGGACTTTTACTAATACTTTTGGAAATTATTTTCTCACTTAAAACTTTAACTAAATGGACTTCAAAACAACAAAATTTGATGTAGAGGCATCTGGTCTCAATTACCACCTTGGCCTCCGCTCCTCAATAGACATCGACTATTGGGTAGAAAAATCAAATCAATTCTTAGAGTGGCAAGCCACTATCATTAGCAACACCCAAGGCATCACTAACCTACATGGCTTCGCCAAAGGCGCGTTTTTTTGGCTACACTTTCGTATCGATGTCGATGACCTCTCACCAAAAGAAGAGGATATGCTACTAAAAGAGTGGGATGGTGAGCTACATGATGGCTATATAGATGGGATGTTCGCGGTTAGCACCTATACAGAGAAGGATTGGCAAATAGAGTTTTCCGTTGAGCCTAAGCCATCAATGATACCTCAAGAGCTGCGTGTCAATTTTATGGACAAACTAATGGAGGTGGTATGACACATGGCTCACTTTTTAGTGGTATTGGAGGCTTGTTTATTCCAGTAAAATAATTATATTTGTTATATGGCAAATAAATACACAGCATTACCAATTCCGAAAAAAGACATTCTTGAAAAATTATATTATGAAGACTTTATGTCTCAAGTTGAAATAGGAAAATTATTTAATACAAGTCAAAAGGTTGTATATAGTTGGTTTAAAAAATTAGATATAAAAAGTAGAATACCATATAAAAGAAATCAATTAGGAATTAATAATAATTCTTGGAAAGGATCTGATGCAACATATGCGGCTTTGCATAATAGAGTAGAAAAGAAAAGAGGTAAGCCACACTATTGTTCTGCTTGTGGAACAATGGAAAAAACAAGATATGAGTGGGCTAATTTAACTGGAAAATATGATGACATAATGGATTATGCAAGAATGTGTGTTTCATGTCATAGGAAATATGATAATCAAAGAAGAAAATTAACAAATAAAAATACAATAAATGTTAAACGAAAAAAACAAATTAGCCCGAGATAATGGCACCATAACACATGGTAGCCTGTTCTCGGGCATTTGACTGGAGGATTTGATTTAGCCGCCGAATGGATGGGATGGGAAAATGTTTTCCATTGCGAATGGAATAAATTCGGACAGCAAGTTTTAAAATATTATTGGCCTAATTCAATTAGTTACGATGACATCACCAAAACAGATTTTACTATTCACCGAGGAAAAATTGACATCATTACAGGAGGATTCCCATGCCAACCATACTCATCCGCAGGAAAGCGACTCGGCAAAGAGGATGAGAGACACCTCTGGCCAGAGATGCTTAGAACGATTAGAGAGATTCAACCACGTTGGGTCGTGGGCGAAAACGTTCTCGGCCTTGTTAATTGGTCAGGAGGGTTGGTTTTCCACGAGGTGCAAGCTGACTTGGAAGCTGAAGGGTACGAAGTACAACCGTATGTACTTCCAGCTGTATCCGTCAACGCACCCCACAGAAGGGACAGAGTTTGGTTTGTGGCCTACTCCCGACACAATTCAACGAGGAAGGCCGGAAATAGCACAGGAAATGAAAGAGAAGAATTTGCCACTATACACACGCAGAGACAAAGCAGGGAATGCAAGGCAATTTTCAATAGTGGACTTTGCAATTTACAAGGGGATGCTGCCAACTCCAAGAACCAGAGATTGGAAGGGTTGCGAAGGGAGAAGGGGAGATATTCCGAGTTATATAGAGGACAATATGGGATATCAAACTGGCAAAACTTCCAAACTGTCTCCCCAATTTGTACTGGAGATGATGGGCTTTCCGACCGATTGGACTCTATTACCTTTCCTAAATGGAGAAATGAGTCCATCAAAGCAGGTGGAAACGCAATAGTCCCACAAGTGGTTTATCAAATATTTAAAACTATTGAGCAATATGAAAGAGAGCATCCTACAAGGTAAAATACGCGCACACCTCATCACAGAGGGATGGTTTGTTGTTAAGCTCATCAATACCTCCAAGCCAGGGATGCCTGACCTCATGGCTATAAAAGATGGTAAGGTGGTGTTCTTTGAGGTTAAAACTGGGACTGGTTATGTAAGCAAACTTCAGAAATATATCATTGATTGTATTAATGATAATGGGGTTGGGGCTTATGTAGTGAGGACTGTTAGTCAAGTAAAAGAGATTTTGGCAACTATTTGAAAAATTAACTATTTTAGCAATGCATTGTCGGGTAACCAATGCGGAAAAATATTTTTGTAAGCTTATGTAGCTTGGGTATCGATGCCTTCATGGTATTGGTAGTTACCCCCCAGGCTACATAGGCCTTTTTTTTGTATATGAGAGAATTAATAGAAGAGCTAAAATATGCTGACGTCAAAGTTATGCCTGTCTATCATGATGGCAAAACCATCAAGCACATCAAAGAATATACCTCTAAGTTTGAAAATGGTCTTAGCGATGAGGAGTTTGAGCATTGGCTTAATAAAGGTTACAATGGCCTTTGCGTTTTTATGTCCAAAGCAAATCCAAACCTTAAATGCCTCGACTTTGATGAGAAGCATAATGAAGGGAAGCCCATCTTTGAAGAGTGGAAAAAAATGGTTAGCCCAGAGACATTCTCAAAGCTCGCCATTGAGCGCACTCGCTCAAATGGATATCATGTCTATTTCCTTTGTCCTACGAAAGCCAATATCCACGCAATAGCGGCCAATGCAACAGGCCAAGAGACCATAGCCCTTAGAGGTGATAACTTCAATGGTATAACCTACTGCGCACCAACCAAAGGCTATACTTTCATACAAAAGTCACTCACAGAGCTTGAGACACTCGACACGGATGAGATGATGCACCTCGTTGAATGTGGTTATTCATTCAATAGATATACTGGCAAATCCATCACCTCCTCTGGTGGCCTCAAACGCTACACCAACTCACGCTACCCTGACCCACCAATTAAATACAAAGTCGCACTTGAGGTGTTTGATGATAAAATAGAGCCAATGTTCATCCCAGAGCTACTTGTTTCTCTTGGATGGTCTTATAACCAACGCACACTCGATAGGCCGCGATCAAGTAGAGAAATGGGTGAGTTCATAGAATTATTTAGACCTGGGAAGGCAGAGCATGAAAAAACAACACGCAGTGCATCCTACTACTACGATAAAAAAAGGCTTAGTGTCTACACGGATGACCAAGGTATAAATTTACCATCTATCAACAATAGCGAAAACCTTGCTTCTTGGTTGTCACCTTACATGGTGCTATACTATCTCAATAATCGTGACTGGGATGTCACCTATAATAAAATCCTTGAGATTTGTGAACACTACAAAATTGAACTACCAGAGAAGCTGCCCATGGTTTACACCATAGTAGGCCGCAATGCTATAACCTATAAAATTGAGATAAAAGGCATTCAAGATTGGGCCATTGATAGTGGCTTTATGTGGATGAAAATGAGCATCGATGAGGACTCACCAATGCGACTCATTAGAGTAGTTAACCACGTTATTTACGATGTTGATGAAAGCGACCTGCACAAAGCATATATGGATGAGGTGCTGCGTAACTATAGCGAAGCGGAGGCGCAAAGGCAGCTCATAGCCTTTCTACCTCGCATAATGCAATACATGACCATCCTACCTCTATTCAATGGCTCTATACTACGCGATAAAGTTGACTGCTCATTCATCCCTTTTAACAATGGCATACTACAAATCAACAAAATGGATGTTATCATGCATAAATATGGCGATATTGATGAGTTTGTCTTTGCTCGTGATATAAAAGATATTGATTTTGTCTTTGGTACCTCACAAGGCAGCTTTTTGGACTTTGTGGGTATTGTGACTATCGATGAGGGACATCTTAAATTTATTAAGTCCGTCTTTGGCTACTTACTCCACACATACAAGAAAAAATCATTTGCTAAGGCTGTGATGATTATTGAGGATGTCGACGATCAAGATGAGGCAAAAGGTAGGAGCGGTAAGGGTCTATTGGCTCAGTTCATCAAATGGATAAGGTCAACCGTTGAGCAAGATGGACGTAATTATAAAAGCGACTCACAATTTAAAATGCAGCGCATATCACCTTGGACACAGGTGTTTTACCTTAATGACCCTGGTACACTTGTAATGATGCAGCAATTCTATAACTACATCACAGATGACTTTCTCGTTGAAATAAAAGGTAAAAAGTCCTACTCCATACCTTTTAGTAAATCACCAAAAATACTCATCACTACGAACTTTTTGCCTACCCTTGAGAGCGACTCCGACAAGGATAGATTTATCGTTTTGCCTATAAAAAAGGTTTTTACCAGCTCTTACCGCTTTCAAGATGCCTTCCCAAATCAAGAGTTTTTTAGTAGTGAATGGGATAAATTTGAGCGTTTAGCATCGCTTAATTTTGGTGTTGAGTGCATCCAAGAATACCTTAAAAATGGCATTTTTGACTACAAAAACGAGCAAATTGAGGAGAATAAAAACAAGAGATTGATACAAGCAAAGGTGCCAGAGGGGCTTGTTGAGATGCTTGAACTTGCCTTTGAATTGGCTAAAAATGTCAAATCTTACCATGATTTTGAGGATGCTTTGAAGCCATACGATGGCATGGAAAACTCTGGCTCAAGCCTTACAAAATGCTTCGAAATGGAGCATAAAACCATTAAAATTTACACCCAATACGTCTATAAATATTGCACCATTTTTCACAAAATGAAGAAAAATGATAAGCATATTGGCAGGTCAATACAGTTCTTTTTGAATGCTAATAAGTACGAATTTGCCAAGGGTCAAAGCAAAAATGGGAGGTATTTTTCTGTTGATTTGGACAATCATGAAAAAAAAGTTGTTGATGATTTTCATGATAATACAGGAAAAATTCATGATGTTCTTGATAGAAAATCTTGGGAGCCACTCGATGAAAATCATGAACTATTCTAAAATATCATGAAAAATCATGAACTTATTTTTTTCTTGATTTTCATAACTCATTGATTCTCAATAGCCATATATAACCATTATCATGAAATCATTAACTTTCTTATTTTTTTAATAAAATAAAAAAAAGAGTATAAAGTAGTAGTATATAGTAGTAAATACGTATATATAGATAAAAGAGGAAAAGTTCATGATTTCATGATTTCATGATAAAACAACAAAAAAACGATGGAACAGCTTGATTTGATATTGGACACTTGCGCGATGGTATGCGATACCACAAAAGAAAAAATAAAGGGCAGGGATAGGTTTAGGAAAATAGTCGTGGGTAGACAGATTTACTGCTATATCGCAAGAAAGTATTTTACATATGGTTTGGTAGAGATAGGAGAATATGTTAACCGCGACCATACGACTGTTATGCACTCCGTTGATTTGGTGGATAGGATGCTCAAGATGGATGACCCAATAATATGTGAGCCATTCTACGAAATAATTGAACAACTAAACCAGAGGATGAGGCAAGAAATAAAAGTCTCAATCGTGATCAATGGCATCATTGACCCAAACATTATTCTAAACGATATACGAGAACGATACAATTGCATCATACAACCTATTTATTAACAAATGGTGTGAATTGGTATATTGGATGAGTTAAAAATCAATAATTTTACGATATGCAGAAAAAAGGCTTTTATTTGAGACAGAACGAGAGAGATAGCTCTCTTATGCTCAATGTCAATATAAGCGATTTTAAGGCATTTTTAGACACTCTACCTAATAAGGATGGGTGGGTAAAGCTTAGGATATTTGAGCGCGAAAAAAAGGATGATAAGGGCTTTACGCACAATATGGAGGTGATACATCAACACTAAAGATTGGTTAATCAAATATTTTTTCAATGAGAGGTGGTGCAAGACCAGGGTCGGGTAGGAAAAAAAGGATGCAAGAGGAGGAGCTTATAGAAAGGCTATCTCCCTATGAGAGTTTGTTTTTTGATGCACTTGAGGCTAAACTTAAAGAGAAGGACACTAAGATTATGGACTTATATGCCAAATATTATTTTGGTGAACAAGTAAAAAAGATTGAGTCAAAAATTGAAGGCAGCATTAGTGGACTGACCGTTGAGGTTATAAATGGACTAAAGAATGATGAGGCCAAAAATTCAGACATCGAAGGTCTTTGACATACTGCGTACAAGTGATAAGAGGATAACAGTTATGCAGGGCGGCAGTCGCTCAGGCAAGACTTACAACATTATCCTCTGGTTTATTGTAAAGTTGCTACAAGAGAGAGGGCAAACTTTGTCTATTGTTAGGCAAAGCTTACCATCAATCAAAGGCTCTGTGTTGAGGGACTTTATTGAGATATTGCTAAAACTTGGTATATACTCAGAGGAACATCACAATAAGACGGAGCAGACCTATAACCTAAATGGTAACTTAGTCGAGTTCGTTAGTGTGGATCAGCCACATAAGATAAGGGGCCGTAAGAGGCAATACCTTTTCATGAACGAATGTACTGAGATGTCTTATGAGGCATGGGTACAGCTAACTATGAGGACAGAGAGCAAGATAGTCTTGGACTATAACCCATCAGATGAGTACCACTGGGTATTTGATAAGGTTATCCCAAGAGATGATGCTGACTTTTTTATCACAACTTACAAGGATAACCCATTTCTACCTAAAGAATTGATTGAGGAGATTGAGAGGCTAAAGGATGCGGATGAGAACTATTGGCTTATTTATGGCCTTGGTCAAAAGGGAAACTTACATGACACCATTTATACTCATTGGCGATATTGCCATGACTTGCCACAAGGGGAGACTGTTTATGGGTTGGACTTTGGATTTAATAACCCCTCAGCTATGACTAAGGTAGTTTTCCATGATGGGGCTATTTATGTGGATGAGGTTATCTATGAGACGAAGCTAACGACTAACGACTTGGTCGAGAAAGTTAAAGGCTTAGGTATATCTCCATATGATGAGATATTTTGCGATAGCGCAGAGCCTAAGACGATAGAGGAGCTGTGTAGATGTGGACTAAATGCCAAGTCATCTAATAAAGATGTGACAGAGGGCATTAAGAAAATAAAGAGTCTACCTATGTATGTGACAGAGCGAAGCCATAACTTGATAAAAGAGCTTAGAAACTACAAATGGAAGACGGATAGAAATGGTAAGAAATTAGATGAGCCTGTGAAGTTTAATGACCACTTAACAGACTCCTTACGGTACGCGGTATTCACAAAAGTAAATGCGCCTCAGCTAACCTGGGGCATGATATAAAATGGGCATAATAGATAGGTTTGTCGAAGGTTACATGAAGAGAAAGGGATTAAACCCTTATCCTGTTAATCAGCCAAAGATACAAGGTATAAACAGCTCTATCTTGCAGCAGTATGGCGCGGATAGTTACATAAGTGAGGGATATTTGAGTAA